CCTTCCACGCTCTGCTGTTGAACATTTCCATCAGAAGTTCCGCCTCCTCCCGGTTCAATGACTCCACTCTGACTCTTTCGTATTGCTCCAAGTTGCTGCTCCTTCATTGCATCCATCTGTGCGTTCATCATCTCGATGTCCTTGATAAACGGTAAAAAGTCATCAGCACTACGCTGCTTGAAATGACCGAATATCTCTTGCATGAACTTCGTGCCCCCCACGAACAGACTTGCTGCCATTTCTTTCATCATCGGTGTGGCTTGAGGGTTTTCCATGATACCTGCTACCTGGAACATCCTCTCCCCGTACATGGTGTACATCTGGAACAAGGTCATTTTTTGCTCAATCATAGCCGAAGCGGTATCTCCCGGATCTGAGGTTCGTACCTTAAAGCTAAACACCGTAGGGATGTCTTCTACATTAAGGGAGAGTATTTCCTCGAATATCACCTGATCCTCTTCTGAAAGGAGCGGCATGATGCTTACTCGGGCTTTGTCGGCATTTCTTACTATCTGAAACGCAGTCATCTGCCCTAGGTCCCCGTAGCTTTCTTCTACGTTCTCAATAAGCGCAGAGGAGACTTTTTCATTCTGAGCCGCTAGGAACTTGGTACCGCTTGCAGTAGCTCGGGTACCAATAGCTCTATTCTCAAAACCCATTTGAGAATCCGGGACTTGGTTTGCTCGGTCATTGTATTCCTTAGCCATCATTTCAGCTTGGATGCTCTCATATCCCACTCCCGGAAACTTGATAGGTTGAAAGTCCCCTATCTCGTCTACGATGATCTCCTTCAGAGGGTGGAAGTCCTCTTGTGCCATGGATAATCCCCCAGACCCTTTTCTTCTGGTGTACATCTGAAGAGCGGCAATATGAGTAGCATCAACTCGCATGTTGTGTATTGCGTCGATTTCATCTTGCATCGACTCGGATATCCATCCCGTCCCAAGGCCGTATAGCTGGTAAGGCAGGTGGATGAATGGGATACGAATAATAGGACGAATGGATAGGTCATTGTATTCAACCCGGAGGATTTCCTGGGTATCTTTATGAAGCCAAAGTTTCAGGTCTTCTGGTATCCCATCCCCGTCTATGTCCCAAAAAACATAAGTCTCAAAAATGTCATACATCTTAGTATCTGTAAAACTAATATCTATCCCTTGGCGTTTAAGGTCGGCTTTTTGATTATCATCTAGCTCCGAGGGTTCAGCCTTAAGGACAGTCTCTACGGCTTCCTCGTCATAGATACCCTGTTGCATTCTCTGTAGAAGCTCATGCTCCATAAGGGGGATTCTATCTGCAATCCAAGGAGCTCGTTGGATGTCATACCAATAAGGCCGAGTAAGAAAGTCCTCTAACCGAATCGGTATCATTGCTGGACTATTTTTTCGAGTCCGTTGCACAGTTTCTGTAGCCCCTCCAGCCCCTCGTCTTTTGAAGCTAACTGAATCTGTTATCCAAGGTACCTTGACAAACTGTGTTCCCATCCTAGCTAGGTCATAGAAAACGGTGTTGTTATTACTCCGGAGGTTCATGTGATCTTTGCTTTCACCTATAGTGTTAAGAACCGTCTCAAGGACTCTAGCTTGTTCGAAGTTTTTCTTAACATCGTCTACTTTCCAGAACTGTTCCCGGTTTCCGAAGATGTTCTTAAGCATAGCGAATATCCCATGAGTTGAAGTCATCGTAATGGGAACAGTTACATTACTAGCCCCATCCCAAGGATAAGTCTTTTTCTCTTTCTCCGGCCTACCTTCAGATGTCCTTCTCCATTTAGCCCATTTATCGACCATCTTGCCCCTTTCCTCACCAGACAAGACTGACTCTATCTCCTCAGTCAGGTAAGACTTGATACCTTCTTTATCCTCATCACTAGCAAACATGCCTTCCTGTACGGGTTCTATCCCCAAGTTAACCGCTACATCTAGGTTAAATGTGTCTGAATCTGCCATAGTATCTCCTTCTAGTATCCAGCTACGTTATTCGTCCGGCCTCTCCAGGCCTCTTTTTGCTTCTCAATGAACATTACGGTTTCTGGGGAGTCAGGTACAAGTCTATTCTTTGCCCCAGATGTAAGCATGTCTAGAATGTCTTTCTTTTTGCTTTGTGGAAACCCTAGGAGCTCTTCCCGGACGGTAGAAGCAAAAGCCTCTGGAACATAGAGGTTTCCTTTCTTCAAGATAGGGTTTAACTCGTTCCTTATCCGGATAGTTTTATCAGTAGTAGAAGGAAACGGTCTAAGACTTAACCATTCATCCCGGTTGTTTTCTTCTTTTTTAATAACAGGTCCTAGGACTTTGAAACCTCCGTTCATTTCAAAGAACGTACCTCGGATATGACCTTTGTATTTTCGTTTTAGTTGAAACAACCAATCGATCATATCTAACGGATCGGCATAGTCTACCTTAAGGTCTATTAAGAATATCTTTCCAGAATGGTGGGTAGCAATTACCCCTACTGCACTTCTCGAGGTTCTTGCTGATACATACCGCTCGGTAGCTGCGGGGTCTACAGACATCAGAACATCAAAGCTAGACAAAGGGGAGAAGTTCTCTTCTAGCTTATCTGATTCTGGATTCCATTCTTCCCAGCGTATCCACCATTCGTCATTCTGACTCTCGAGACTAAAGTCTTTCGTCTTATATGCAGAAAACTCCGCTAACCCCGATGCCTGGGGGTGGTTTTCATACTGAGTGGCCCATGTCCAGAAGTCATCCGATGCTATTTGATCATAGTCTTCTTGGGAGAAGTTCTCGGGGAAGATAATAGCCCCTTCCTCTATAGCCTGACGGTAGTAGACTACCCATTTTCCATTTTCGTTCGGGATAAAATCCGGCATAGGAAACCCCTCTACCCGGTTAGCTTTGCTGATAATCTCCCCATAAAGATCATCAACTGCATACCGGGTACCAACCACGAAGCTCCAGCTCTTCTGAGGGCTAATAAGCAAAGAAGGTAAGTTCGTCCAGAACCAGTTCTTGATGTTCTCCATCTCAGTCCCAGAAGCTCTCATTGCGTTTAGGGCTTTTTCCCCAAAAGGGTCATCTAGAGTATGACCATCGAAGTGCATACCTTCAGAAGAACCTCCTGCTCCTCCGGGATAGACAGTAGGCTCTCTAAAGGCTTTGGTCCGGTTAGGGACTACAATCTCCTTATCATTCCACCTCTTTTGATTCTTGGTAGGGACAAATGCCGGGAAACACCACGCAAAGAAGGCATTGGAGTCTATTAGGCTTTTGATGGTGTGCATGAACTGCTGCGCACGTTCATAGGTAGCTCCTGATATTCTTAGCCTAATGTTCGGATCTCGGATGATTTTATGTGCATTCCCTCCTTCAGTGCTGCAACTAGTCTTATAATGAGACCGGGGGAGCCACATTCCTCCTCGACTCCCGGCTTGGGTGTTTTTCTGCCAGAAGTTACACATATCCATATGAAGATGAGGGGTTAGGCTCTCAAAGGGACCTGCTACAGAGGCTACGATTTTAAGAAAAAACCATAGATTCACAAGACTAGCTTGCCGTACTAGTTGTCTAAACCTCTCATCAAAGGGAAAATTCCCCCCTGCGGCTTCACTAGCCACTTGTTGAAGGATTAAGACTGCATCGGCCCCGTTGAATAGGGGAGCTTCCGGATGGGGCTCGATATAAGGAGCAACAGGAGAAATAAGGGAAGGGGGGATAGCAGCTTTATTCCCTTCAAGCGATTGCTGCTTCCTTCTCTCATCCTCCTGAAGCTCCGTATAACTCCTACGTTCTCTTTCCTGGGTGGGAGACGGGGCTAAGGGGCTCATTTATCCTCAGCTTCCCACGTTGGAACTGAGTCCGCGGTTTTGGAGGCTTCTTTAACCGTAGGAGGTCCGGCAAAGGTTGATGCGGGAGAGACATCTCGGGTTTGTGGATCATTACTAACTCCTTCTGCGATGGTATTTAGGGCTTTTACGGTTTCTATCCAATGATCTGCGTTTATGCTAGCGGTTATTTGCAATCCGTCCTGATGAGAACCCCCGGCAGGTACTTTGGTGTAGAGACCTGCCATTTCCATGACTTTATCTGCCACCATGCGAGCGTTAGAGGGGTCTTTTGCAGCGTTTAACATGATGTTCATGTAGGTGGATATAGCTTTAGGGACGAGAGTGGTCTCTATGTCTTCCTTTGCTTGGTCTAGCACTGTTAAATCAGTGGGTTGTTCTGGCATCTAGAGGAAGTATACAGGAGTTGGGTAGGGGTGTCAAGGAAAAGGGGTAGGTATAGTGGGTGCTTGGTTACAGGTAATGGTGTAGGTTCCTGTTTTTGGTTCGCATAGTAAGGGGGACCTTTTCCCCCCCCGCGATGGCCTTTTCCGAATTCATGACTAAAATAGTAACCTTACTAAAACAGTAACCTTACCAAAAG